GGTCACCGACCCGCCATCGATGCTGGTTTGCACCGGCATCTGCGTGAAGTGAAGCTGCTGCAGCTGCAGGCCGCTGCCGCCCAGATTGATATTCATCCGGAACCAGTTCAGGCCCCGGTTGAGATAATTCGGGCTGCGCAGCCACTGCTGGAAAGCGCGCTCCTGGTCCAGCGTGAAAACCCATGTCAGTGACCAGGTAACTTTCAGGTCGTCAGTAAGGTTCTGGAAGATAGCCGGGCCGACCGCTGGCTGATCGGTCTGGAACCCGGTATCGAGCGTCATGTTTTTGCTGGCCTTCTGCGCCAGCGGCAGCCAGTCGGGATAGTCGATAATTGGCATCAGCCCTGCCCCCTTGGCGTGCGTTTGACGTTGAAGTTGGTGGTTATCCCCTGGCTCATTGGCCCACCATTATTTAGATCGGCTATGACCATATCGATGGTAAGACCTCCACTGCCATCAGAGCTTGCCTGCGCATCCACTGATGAACCGTTATAGTTCTGAACGTTTAAAACAACGTTTATTCCTCCGCTGCCTTGCATATCCTTATTGCTGATCACCTTGCCGTTGTCGCCCGGTATCATGTACTGCTTTCCGGTACTGGCCTGGTAAATCTCCGGCATTCCGCCTTCGCCGACTTGGTACATTCCGCCTGCACTCACCGGGCCGCCATTCTTGCGCTTGCCGAGCAGATTAGCGCCAATAACGCCCGCCACCGCGCCGAGACCGATCGCTGCAGCCGTACCCATTGAGGCTATTGAGGAAAGGATCGCCGCCGGGGTCCATGCCGCCGCTACTGTCCCAGCTGCAGCAACACTCGTCGCCGTCTGAACACCAGTCGCTGCAGTCTGAACTGCCGTTACGGTTCCGATGGCAGAGGTCTGAGCCGCCGATCCCATAATTGCCGATTTGACCCACTCAACCCCCATTTGCACGAAGGTATTAACCAGGCTGTTAAGAACCGTGCTACCAAGAGAGCGCATTGCATCACTGGCCGTCATGCTACCGGTGATAATTCCCGTTAATGCGTTGGAAGCATTTCCTGCCAGCGCGTCGATTGAAGCAGCTAGCGCTTCCGTCCCTGCGTTTTGGTTTCTGAATATCTCCCATTGAGCTGCAATCCTCTCCTGCTCATACTTCCTGTTGGCCGCATTCGTCAGTTCGAGCCCTCTCTGGGTTAACTGCCCCTTCTGGCTTTCAAACTGCTGGATTAACGCCAGCTCCTGAGCGTGCTGGTTAGCAAGCCTCTGAACCGGATCTACCTCACCTTTAGCCGACTGCTGCGGGGTTACAACCTCTTGAGCTCGTATCTTCGCCAAATTCGCCTGATGATTGGCCTCAAGCCGCTCAGCAGTTTTGTCGTACTGCTCCTGGCTAATCTTCTTGGCCGCCAAAGCGGTTTTCAGGTCATCAACATCTTGCTTATAGCTGGCGTTTTCGCGCGCTTCCGGTAGAAGCTTTTGCGCGGCAGCCTCGGCCTTGATGGCATTGGCCGTATCCCATTTCTCTGCAGCATACTGACCGGCAAGTGCTATCTGCTCTTTGGTGGCACCTTTCCCGAGCGACTGCTGCGCATTCAGAATAGCCTGCTCTCGGCTCAGCTTATTCGTTGAATCGGCAGCGAGTTCTGACTGCTGTTTTAGGTTCGCCAGTTTCTGAGCAATGGTTTCTGCCTGTGATGCTCCTTTTTTCTGCTCAGACTGAAGCGTCTTCTGCGCCTGCGTATTTTTGTACGTAGCAGCGGCATCATCTTCCATCTGTTTGGCGTGCGGATCATCCTTCGCAAACCCGGCATCTTCAGCGGCGTATTGCGCCTGCAGCCGCGCGCGGGCCTCACCTTGCAGTTTCGAAAGGGCAAGGTTTCGCTCGGATTGCTTGATGAGGTTCTTCTGTCCGGCAGTTAGGTTGTCGGTGGACTTGTTCAGGCTGTCGACGTTTATCTTCGCGTTGGCCGCCTCTCTCGCCAGATCGACAAGTTTACCTGCCAGTTCAGCAATGGCTGACTGCCCATCTTTAGATGAGGACTGCATTTCCTGGAGTTTTTTCGCCAGTTCCTGGAGTGCTTCCGGCGACGGGTTGTTGCTCAGGTCTGATAACTCTCTTGCCAGATCAAACGCTGACTGTTTGCTGATGCCGAGGCGGGAAGAAAGCGTGCTGACCGTCGAAGATAAAGAGTTAACAATGCCAGAGGCATATTGCCCCTGACTATTGGCCTGTTGAATGGCCTGGCTCCAATCTGTGGTGGTAACACCAAGCGCAGAAAGCTCATCGTTGAATTTCTTGATGCTTGGAGACGCGCCGCCAACCGCCGCGAGTGCGCGATCGCCTAACGTAATGAAAGCATCAGACGCGTCACTAATGGCCTTCGGGATCTTTGAGATGGCCTGGTTATACTCGAGCAGCGCCTGATTTCGCAGCAAAGTAGCCACGTCGGCATTTACGCGCGCCAGGGCGGCATATTTGTCTGAAAGCGCGGCCACGCCTTGCGAGGAAATGGTTATCACCTTATCCATCGCTTCTGCTGCATCTTTCAGCGCGTCCATGGCATTTTTTCCGCCATTAAGCGAAGTGATAAGCACACCAGCCAGTACCGAACCAAGGGCGATTATAGCGCCAACCACGGCACCGCCAGGACCGAATGCGCCAGCTAGTTGCGAGCCCTGCTGAGCGAACGCCACCAGCGCAGACTGCCCACCCTGCACCTGCACGATGAAGTCCTGAACCTGGTACCCGGCCTGCTGCATGCTGGTTTTCCAGCTACCAGTGCCTTTTGCGCCATTTTCAACACCAGTCTTCATGTCATACAGGCGACCAGTAAGCTCGCCTATCTTCTGCTTCTCTTCGTCGGTGGCTTTCGACCCTGCACGCAATTGTGCAGCCAGGACTGCGGCACTACGCGCGCCATTCTCCTGCGCTTCGTCCAGCACAGCCAACTGGTTACCCAGCGCCTCGATGATGGATTCGGCACGGCTGAATTCACTGCTCGCGCCGCCGGTACCAGTGCGAGCCTCTTCCATCGCGCGGGCAATTCCGCTTACGTTGGTGTTCAGTTTGCGCAGTTGGTTATCCATGGAGTTGGCATAACCGGCCAGCTCAGTAAACGCGGATCCAGTTTGAGACGTGCTGTTATCAAGCTCGTCGAGTTCTTGCCCAGTCTTTTTTGTTGAACTGTCGATCTGACTCAGCGCGTTCTGCACATCCTTGGCACCGTCAAGAAGTTGAGCGGTATCCAATGCGATGGTGATATCAATACCACCTAAATTTTCCGACATTGCTATTCTCCATGGATACGTTAGCTACTACTTCATTAACCGGTCTTGCTGTTCGCGCATCATTTTTTCCTGCCAGCGACGCTCGTCATCATCCATTACTGCATCGTATTCCTCTCTCGTCAGCCCTTTCTGGTCTGGATATTTAGCGTTCAGAAGCAGCGCAAACTCTGTCATCGTCAGGTGGGCGGCGTCTTCACGTGTCATATCGAAATGGGTGCGGGCAGCATTGATGTACTCAATGGCGTTGAATGCTGTTGTGGTCGAGTTGGTTTCATGCCGCTGCAGCTTCCTGACTTTGGCTTTACCAATAACGCCATGGGTCATTAGGTGTTGAGCGATGACAATAATGTCGTTACGGCTTAGCGCGCCGGGCCGATAAACTATGTATCTTGACCACCCTTTCCACTCCCCAATCATCGGGGTTAAATCATCATCACAGCACGCCTGAATCACCTGCATGGAAACAGACAAGACCTTTTCAGCCATACGATAAAGTTGTGGTGATAACCATTCAGGAAAGCGCCCAAGATTAGAAGCGCATGCTGCAATCAGATTTTGCACATCACTGCCATGTATGATGGCGTATGCAGAAACGATTTCTTCAGGCGTTCCGATTCTGGTCATTGCAGCGAATGATGGCCTTAGAAGGTATTCATTCTCTCCATCCTTTCTGCTTGAAAGGACAACCTCACCAATGTCTGTTAAAGGGATCATGCTCTTGCCTTAATGATTATTATCAAGGGCAGCACGCTGCCCTTTGGAATAGCCATTAGCTGACAGTGACAGCGCAGGCGTTAGAAGTGATTTTCACTGGCGTACCGGCAGAGTCGGTAACTTCGCAGGTGTATGAACCAGCATCACCCGAGACTGCGCTCGCCTTGTTGAACGTCGCTGTAGTCTGACCGCTCACTGCTGAGCCATCTTTTTTCCAGACATACGTATACGGAGCTGTACCGCCTGTAACGGCTACGCTCATGTTGAGCGCTGAGCCAGTCGCAACGGTTTTCGTTGAAGGAAGGTTGGTTGTGAAGGCAAGCGCATCGCCAGCGATCTCAAAAACAACCGTGTCGGCATCATAGACTTTCCACTCACCGGAGAAAGTTGAAATATCACTGGTACCGAAGTCACCTGACCAAGAGGTGGTGTTGAAATACCCCATAATGTAGGTGCCAGCGTCTTCCCCTGCGAAATCAAAACGAACCCAGACGGTTGGCTGACGGCCAGCCTGAACTTCATCGAAGATGTATTTCGACATGTGGATCGCGCCAATCTCTACAGACTTATCGTTCTTGCGGAACTCGCCGTCACCAGAGATTGTGAAATCCATGTTGTTGACCAGGTTCTCAACCAGACCCTTTGAATCATCAGCCTCAGAGCTGACCGTATTCATTGAGTAATCGAAACCTTTCGTGGTCATTGCGCCCAGTCGCTTCCACTCGGAAAGCGCGGGCACTGCGTCGGGGCAGCCAAAGGCCATGCGTAGCACAGCTACTTTCCCGATCAGCTTGCCAAAATCATTAGCACAGCCTTGCATGTGTACCTCTCAAATAAAAAAGGCCGCCGGATGGCAGCCTGATGGGTTGGTGATGGGGTTATTCGCCGTAAACGCACATGAACTGGAGTCGGAATACCAGACGGCCCTCCTCTGTCAGGATAGGCGCCGGCATGTTGCCGAGGTTTTGAATCAGGCCAAGACACTCATCCGTAATGTCGTTCTGTTCGACATAATTGATGATCTCCTGCGCCTTCTCTGCTGCTGCGCGGCGCTTATCCTTAGCAGAGATGACATCTACCAGTACGTAGTGGTCAGATCCGAGGTCATTCCGAACGTCGGTACCGCCGTTCGGCCGGAACACGATGAATGCGTCGGTTAACTTCGTTGTATCATCCCACGCCAGCAACTGAACATTGAAGCCAGTGGTTAGCCCGGCATCAACGAAGTAGTTACGCACGCGCTCGTACATGGCTGGTGTCATACTGAAAGCTCCTTGCGCATTACGGCATCAATTTGGCTGCGGGTATCTTCAAAGCCTTTAGTGAGGAACTCTTTCTGCGCGGTTGCGCGGCGGAAGGTTTGCGGCACGTTCGGATCGTGAACGAAAACAGCGTAGTTCGCCGTATACCCCACGCGCCCTGTCAGCCGAACGCCGTTGTTTATCAACTCCCGATATTGGCTATTAAGCAGCGTTGAGGTGTCGATCGGCGTATAAAGCACGGCCTGTGAGCTGCCGATTATCATTGCTGACTGCAGCGCCCTGACTACCTTTCGCCCTTTCACGTCGTTAATGATGTGGTTGAGCCCGGCTTTCGACTGCTTAACGCCGCGCACTTTGATGCCCATGGCTTTCTCTAGGCAATAAAAAACCCCGCCTGAGCGAGGTTTGGTTTTATTGAAAGTTGAATCAAAAAGGGAGCATTGCGCGGATTTCAGTGTGCCAGTTATGGAATGCAGGAAGGTCATCTAATGCCTCAGTCCTTCGCCAGAGTTTTCGTAGTAGTCGATGATATGGAACTCTTCGCCGACCTCGCGAACGAACCAGATCGCCGTGGAGTCACCCACACCGATATCCCAGAACGTGTGTACCGGGAGGTGCGAGTTATCAGGGATTTGGCCGATCCGCTTGTTGGTGTAGAGCCAGCGGAACTGTTTGGCGTAATACGCGCCCTCGACAGACTGCTGGAACGCCTCGGCCGGAATGGTCGGGTACTCTCGCTTCATGTCGTCGCCGAGCGTTTTCTCTTTGGCGTAGTACCAGGCTTTCTGGCGTTCGTTGACTACTACGCCGTGCTTCGCCTCCATCTCAGTGAAGTATTCCAGCAGGCGCACCGGCAGAGACTCTACCAGGTCGATTGCGTACTGTGGATTCTTCCACCAGGAGAAGAAGAAAAACTTCCAGTCCAGCGCGGATAAGGGCTTGCCCTGCAGCAACGCTTTCTCTGCTGTCTGGCAGTAATCGAAGAAGTAACCCGCCCGGCCCTCGGCTGTGCTCTCGATAGTAGCGAAGCATCCAGTCGATACCGCCTCAAATGCACCAGTGACGATTTCACGGGCTTTATCCGGATACTTGGCGCATATCTTCCCGAACTCTGAAACGTGCAGGTAACGCAGCGTACCGCCACGAAATGACGTACTGACGTAGAGTGATCCGCCCTTCTTGAAGACGAGCTCGCCGGAAGAGTCATTACTCGCCGGGTTGGCCGCCTTTATCTCAGTCGGCAGCTTGTCGTATGCGTATTTCACCTTTTCGCGGAACAGACGCTTTGCGTCATTCAGCGTATGGGCAATCAGCGCGCACTTAGCCGACTCGAACAGGGCAGCGTCGAGCTGGATGATACACACCTCAGTCGTGAAGCCGAGCTGGCGAGCTTTCAGGATGATGTTTCGGGTGTGGATCCCCTCGAAGTATTCCCGCTGCTCAGGTGTCATCCTGAACCGCGTAGGCTTTCCCTCTTTGTCGGTAATCCAGTAGAGATTGTTCAGCCGCCAGTCTTTGTCGCTCAGCAGCTTGAGGTGCTCAGGTTTCATTAAGCCCCCTGAGACAGTGAATCCATCAGGTCAGATATTGAATCAACAACGTGCTCTGTTTTCACCTGCTCACGGAATGCCTGGATGTCGATATGCTTACCAATCAGCTCGAGGTTCTTCACCTTATCAGGCCACTTTATTTTCTTGAGCAGCGCGGCTGTGTTTCCCTCGGCTGACATCTCCACGACATCCAGACCGGATAGCGTCGTCCTCCAGACCTTCGGCCACTGAGAAACCGGCTTGAGCTCTCCGGTCGAGGTCAGGATGTCCAGCACGTCCATCTGGTCTATCTCAACGAGACGATTCAGGACGTATGTCGCATTTATACCAACCAGATCATTGCGTTGCGCTTTAAGTTCGGCAATTCTGGACTGGATGTCAGGTTTTGACAGGTTTTCGGACGCAGTGCGGTTAGCTGTCTTTGCGCTGTACCCCGCCCGAATAGCCGCTTGCGTGGCGTTTAAATCGATGAGGTACTCGCGACAGAACATTTCTTGCTTGTCGGTGAGTGCCATGTTTATTCCAAGTTAAAAGGAGTTTATATGTCTACAGAATCACTTCTTGATGCGATGCTAAAACATGATCGTTTTCATAATCAAAATGCGATGGTTCCAGGAATAGCCCAAAGAGCAGTTGATAATGGGTACGACAGCCTAACCGCAAAGCAACAGGCTGTTTTAGACCCTTTCTTAACCGAGAAATGTGATGGAGTAACCAACCCGGGAGGACATCATAACGACTGCCAAGTCATCCTTGAGGGTGACGATCTCGAAAGTGCTATTGAAAATGAAATGTATTATGGAGGGCTGCTATGCCCTTCATGCGTCGACGAGAAGGAGCATTACAAGGCTGAATGGGAAAGAATTCAGCGCGAGTAATTCATAACCATTTTTATATTTGGCGGCCTGATCTATCGGCGTGGTCGCCTCTGTTTCGGCTAATCTGCCATCTCGTTTAACAGTTCCTCTGCCAGCACTGGCGTGAATTGCACGCGCTTCACATCGGCCGGAGCAAAATACAGCCACTCGCCGGTCTCCGTCGCCAGCGGCACAAAGCCATTAACCAGTTCAGACTGACGTCGAGACATCTTGCCCATGAAGGTTTCGCCGGTTTGGGTGGTTAGCGTGATTTGGTAGATGTCGGACATTGAGAGCCTCTTTATCCGCTTATGGGGATATTGCCATTACGATGGGCCTACCCATGGTGATGGAAACAAAAAACCGCCCGGAGGCGGTTAATCTGAAAGACCAAATTTCTTTTTTGCGTAGGATTTTAGTAGCTCTACGCCTACATCTTTCAAGACCGATAATGGTTGATCGCTTATGCTTTTTAATTTTTCAAAAACGTCCTGTTGTTGCAGCGTTTCTGCAAACTCCTGACCGGATGACGTAAGCCTAATATTAGCCGACCACTCTCCGATTTCATTCAGCCCAATCACAAGCCCCAGCTTCTTAGGATCACCTTTTTCAAGGAAATGATTACTTATGTACCCCCTTTCTATCAGCTGGTAATAGTGAAAAAGCCCTTTATCACTGCTTATTTCGTATCCAGCTGCTTTGAGGTCAGTAGCGGCTATCAATGGGCCATCTGCACTAATAAAGACACCCAGCATTCCCTTCAAATAATCAAGATCAGTCTGCATAATCTCTCTCCGTACCCGATAAAGGAGATAAGCTTACCCTCTCAAGGTTTCACCTTCACTGATTTGAACACTGATCTTTGATGTATTCCTGCAAATAGCCGACCTGGTTTGTCACTGTGACGATTCGCTCTCTGAGAATGAAATAACCCCGTTCAGCGGAGTCAGTAAGTCTGGGGCTGGTAGCATCGCCCATGCCGCCGGTGCCGGTGGCTCCGTTCGCGGGACATTTTGCGTTGATGTGCAGCCCGCACTTACCAGTACTAACGCAACGCTGCAGATCATCAAGCTGCTTTTTCGCATCAGCCAGTTCTCCGGTGTATTTAGCATCCAGTGCAGCGACATCGCGCTGGCAGGTCTGCATGTCTTTGATGGTGACGTTCGCCAGGCTGAGTTTCCCAGTGGCTTTATCGCGCTGGTCTTTGTAGGTGATGGCGTTACCGCGGTAGTGGTTTATCGCCCAGGCCATTGAAACCAGCAGGCAGATAACGACAGCACAGATGATGGCTGCTAATCGGCTCACTGATCTATCCCCCAGCACGCCAGCGCGCTTTCCTGATCACGGCGTTCAACCTGACCGTAGCAGCCGTTCTTCTGGCCCTTGGTCAGGCGACAATCCCGGCCCCCGTCTTTAATCCACCAGCGTATAGCCTCACAGGCACCTTTCCGGTCTCCGGCGTTAATTCGCTGATAGAACGTCGACGGGTAGCACTTTCCGGGACCAATGTTGTATGGACAGAACGATGCGATGCCAACTTTCTGCGGCTCTGTCAGAGGCACTTTGATATTCCGGTCGACCCAGGCAAGCGCTTTATCACGCTCAATGGCGTTGACCTTCTTGCATTGCGCCTCGGTAGCGGTCATACCCTTTACGACACGTTTGCCGTCGATAACTGTCACGCCATGGCATAGCGACCAGACGCCACCTGGATCCATGACAGCAACAAGAGCGTTACCTTCCTTCTCACTGATGAACTGGTCAAACAGCATTGGTGCTGATGCTCCAGCAGCTATTAGGGAGAGCATGGCGGCGCTGAGTTTTGTTCTTGTCGATGCCATGTTAATTATCCTGTGGTGGTGCGGTGATGTAGCCCTTCTTCAGGGCTTTCTCGTATGCCTTGGTCTGGCGTCTTTTGAAGTAGAGGTTGGTCAGGTATGTGGCTATACCGATAAGAAAACCGCCAATCACCGCAACCTTGTTCCAGTCGAGGTCGTGCAACCATTGCAAAATGCCGCCTCCACAAATAAGACTGCCAGACACGCAATACGAGACTGCGGATGCGATTTTGTCAGGCATATATCGGATCATCTCTTTCTCCTCGCGTATTGGCGGGAGCTGTGTGTAATGGGTCAGGCCCTCGGGACGATTTAACAAGTAGGCGTGTCGATGATGGTTCCCGGAGCCTGAAATAAAAAACCCGGCGACAGGCCGGGAAGATGAGTGTAAGGCAATGTCGGCTCTCTGGCCGAAGGGTCCCAGGTAGTGGGTTCTGGTGCCGGGCAAAGGAATCGAACCTCTGACGCGCAGCTTACAAGGCTGCCGTTCTGCCACTGAACTAGACCGGCGAATTTGGCGGGACAGGAAGGATTTGAACCTTCGACAACTCGGTTAACAACCGAACGCACAACCGCTGTGCTTCTGACCCTGAAACTAAAAGCCCCGGAGATATGGGAGGGCTGGATTGAAATATTGTTTATTCCTCTTCCCCTAATTGGCATAAATCCTAATTAGCGGAACAATGACGGCATGAGGTTGTTCAAAACGCTCTCATATTCGATATTGGCTTGGGAAATGTATTAAACACTAATAGTAAGGCCGCCAATGAAACGTTTTTTAACCAACCTTTTCTCCAGCTCAGAAAAGCGAATGAAGCGCGAATATGCTGATAAATTTGCTTGCTACGAGGTTCAGCTTTCGGAGTATGGCTGCTCACTACTCAACCTTCCGGCTGCAATGGCCGATCTTGCTAAAGTGGTAACAAACAAGACGTTAAAAGAGTGCGAAGTTGATTCCGTACTTTTCAGGCAAAAGTTTGAATATCAC